GGAAGTCTTCGTCTTTCTTCCTTCGTCTGTTCGGAACTTGGTGTAGTCCCTCTTGAGCATCTTCTTGTAACGAGTTTCAACCTCCTTGAGAGTTTCAAGCCCCCTGAAGTATTTGAGGGGTGCATAGATTTGACCTTCTGTTCTACGCAGTTGCCCAACTTTTCGAGCAATTTGAGCATCGGTGAGAGGCATCTTAATTATTCTTGAGATATTTTATAGCTGTAGCAATATCGGAATATACACATTTCCCAAATCTGACGCGCCCTGTCTTGGGATTGTAATAGCCTGTGTGACCATTATATACAGCTCTGTGGAGATCACCCATATAAAAAATACAATATTATATTAGTCAGCGAGATGGGTTTGTCAATTATTATGGGAAATATGTTTTCTGGTAAAACTTCAGAACTTATCAGACGACTTAAGCGCTTGAAAGTCATTGGTAAAAAAGTTCTTGTCGTCAATTCCGCTAAGGACACGCGGTCCCCTGATGAAGTTTTGAAGACCCATGATAATGTGAAGTTTAATTGTCATAAAGTGTATGACCTATTTGACCTAATTTACACTGACGATTTTGACGATGTGGATATTATAGCTATTGATGAAGCTCAATTTTTCCCACGTCTCAAGAAGTTTGTAGAGTATTGCCTTTACGAAGGTAAAGAAGTAATACTCGCAGGTCTTGATGCTGATTCTTTTCAAAGAAAGTTTGGTGAACTTATTGACTGTATTCCACTGGCTTGTGAGGTAACTAAACTTTCGGCTCTTTGTATGTATTGTAAAGATGGAACTCCGGGTCCTTTTACAAAGAGGATTGTTGATAATAAAGAACTTGAACTCATAGGTGGGACTGATATGTATAGGGCAGCATGTCGTAAACATCTTTAGAAACGTTTGATGTCCAGTATAAGAACAACCCTCTTTTGTGTACCCTTCTTAGCGACACTGTGTATTTTTGCGTGATCAAAAAGAAAGTCCTCACCCTCCATGTGTTCATGTGCTCCCCTCCCTGTGTAGAGTGTGCAATCTCCACCACCCTCTACAGTGAGATGGTAACGAAGCCAGAGGTTTGTTTCAGCACGGTGGGGTGCTATAGACGTAGGTGCATCCATCACAGCAAATACAGCTGTATCATGACACACACATGGTATCTGCTTTATGAGACTGTTTAATATAGGGAAGTCTTCCACTTTATAATAATAATAGTTTGGATTCACTTCAAACCAAGGATCGAGTTCGTGAAATAAATGTGTTTCGGCAGTCTTTGAAACTTCTTTAAACTCTCCCCTAATCTTATCGAAGTGAGCTTTAACCAACCAAAGTCCAGGATAATCATTGACTGAACATTTAGAACCCCAGTTTATGATATCTATCATCGTGTTTCTCATACCTACCAGAGGTCTCAAAGGTTTCCTAAAGTATAATCTATCTATGGGTGATTTTAGGTAGTCATGAAGTACCAGGAAAAATGGTACAAGTATCACCGTCAGCATTATTTTCTTAGTATAAAATAAAAATGCCCGGATACGGCGGAAAGCGTATGGAAAAGTACACTCCCGAACCCACTGATGATGTCAATACTGTTGAGCATCGCTTTGTGATGCCCAACCTTCCCGCCATCACCCTTATTCAGTTCGTTCTCGTTGGTCTCGTCCTTGCTCACTACTGGATGAACCGTAAGGTTAACAAGGCTGGTGTCGGCGCTGCCATGCTCGCTATTGGTTTTCTCCACTTCTATGATCACCTCTACCGCGTGAAGCGTGGTCCCGAGCGTCTCTTCTTCTGGCCCGAGGCTCCTAAGAAGGAGGAATACTGTGGTGCGTGCCGTAAGTAAATAGTTCTTTACAATTTTTAATTTTACCATTCATTATTAAATTATAATACACCTTCTCCACTCCGGAAAGTTTTCTATAATTTAATTTTGTTTTTACAAGAGTTTTTGATAAGTTAATATCCTCATCTGAATATTCGGGTATTAATTTGTGAATAAAAGTAAGTTTATTTTTTTGTAATGACAGGTTGTATAGTATAAACGGAGTTGCAAACTTATTCATGTATACTCATATTTTTATATTTTTAAGTTATAGGAGACATGCAAGTCAAAGTTGTCAGAAGTCCAGATCGTAAAAAGAAGTTCAGGGCTATACTCGAAGATGGTAGAACGGTAGATTTTGGAGCGCGTGGATACTCGGATTATACAAAACATAAAACACCTTCCCGTATGCGTTCCTATGTACTCAGACATGGTGGAAGAATCCCCAAACGTATTATCGCTGAAAGAGATCCAAAAAGAATACAAACTTTAATGCTCGGTGTCAATACCAGTGATAGGGAGGAATGGAAAATCACTGGTATTGATAGTGCAGGATTTTGGTCAAGGTGGTATCTTTGGAGCTATCCAGATTTTGATAGTGTCAGGAAGTTTATGTCAAAGAGATTTGGAATTAAATTTGTAAACTAATAATAACTATGAAAGGATCAACGATAGCTATAATACTTTTTATATTATGTGTAATATCAATTGGTGTTTTTTTGGGAGTTAGAATGATGAATGCTAAAAAACGTAAGGAACAATTCTTAAACACACCCGGTGTTCATTTCTTTAAAGAATGTAACTACGGTGGTAAACCACTTCAAATGGTCGAAGACCTCCCCAAAACTGAAGAAGATGTCGGAATAATAGATGGTAGCATGAACTTTAAATCTTTTATCCTCACAAGAGAATATAAAATGGATACCTATACCGAAGGTGGTGAGAAAGGTGTAAAAACATCATACGCTGGACCAAAAGAGGTGGCGTGCCTCGACACTCCAATTAACAGTGTAAGATTTACTAAAGCTTAAATTAAATTTGTAAACTAATAATAACTATGAATGAAAATCTCATATCCACGTTGATTATACCACTGTTGATATTTTGTACAATCTATCTAATCAGGAAGTACGTGAAGAAACCAGAAGAGGAAGAAATAGATTGGGGAGGCAGTATAGATCCACATTCACTCCCAGGTGTTCATTACTACTCAGAGTGTGATTTCAAGGGAATACATACACACACAGATACCATTCCTCTCAGCGTTGAAGGAAACTTCAAATCAGTTCGTATCGTTGGTGACTATGACGTCAAGGCTAACACAGAGGACGACAAGGAGGTTGTTCTTCGCTCTCACCGCGGTAGCTCTAACATGGTCAAGTGCACACCATTCACTGGCATGGAGATTGGTCGTGATTAATTAGATCCTTGAATGTAATCAACTTTTCATTTTCAATGAGTGATGCAAACTCGTAATTTGTATCACTCAGAGATTCAATCACAATACTCGCTTCGTAGTACACATGTTCCATGTCCATGTCTATATCATCAAAATATTCCAGAAGTTCAATAAGATCTTCGTCCGATGCCACATCAACATAATTGTTAAATCGTCCATCGTCAAACCAATATCGTTCACCATTGGCGATAGTATTGGCGAGTACAATCATTCTTTCGGATATCGTCTCTTCTATACCGTCCTCGGGGTCGATACCGATATCGTCAGCTTTATAGGAACAGCTCATGAGGATGTGAAGACCTCCACTGATTACCTTGAGAAATTGTCGTTTTTCATGTGAGATCATCATTTTCAACTTGAAAAACGAGTTTGTGAGGGTGGGACTTAGGTTGTTATTTTTAGTTTACTCTAAGATTACGAAATTTTGGATTGGCTCTCAGTTCAGCCAGGAGCTTGGCACGTTGATTGTTAACCATAGGTCTGGGTGGAGGAGGTGGAGGAGGTGGGGGAGGAGCGCGAACGGGTTCGCGAGCTACACGCCTTGTTTGCATAGGAAGAACGTTATGGTTTGGTTGAGCTTCCCTCAAAACAGTCTTACAAATTCTGATAAACTTCAAAGCACTCTTTGCTTGTTTTTCCACACCACCCCTCTTAGTCTTTTTAGTTTTCTTAAGCTTAGACTCTAACTCCTTCTTGGTTAGTTTAACACGTTTTCCTTGTACATCTTTAGTCACCCTAATTCCCAACTTCCTGGCGTGTTTCTTCAGGGACTCGTAGTCCATTTATATATATGGAGAAATTATTAATCTTCTTGATCTGGATAATATCTATTCATAGAATCTTCCAACTCATCAACTTCATACCATGCGAGATGACACTGTTTTGACTTGGCACCTTCGTCTGTACATATTTCTTGTGCATCACGTATTGCTTCCTTAAAACGCATTTTAAGTCTGGCATTTTCCCGCTTCTTAGGTTTGGGGTATGGACTATTCAATGTAATGTCATCACAACGTTTATAAATATCCTTCAGGACATTCTGACGTGTCTTAGCCAGTCTGTATTTGTAACAATCATTTCCAGAATAAGACAGACACTTCATTTAATATATGATAGTATTAAAGTTTTAAGTATTGTATAAAATAATGGATTTTATTTATGAAGTAAAAGATGCTTTACCAAAAGAAATATGTGATATAATAATTGAACGTTATAAAAAAGAATCATATAAAGAAAAATCTCGTGTTGGAAAGGATGGTGTTGTCAGAGAAAATATGAGAAAATCATTAGTATTCCCATTCTCTAGCAGTCCTAAATGGAAAGATGTTGATAATATTATTTGTGATGTGATAGGTCTAGGTATAAAAAAATACACTGAACACGTTAAACATATTTTAACAAAAAATGGTACAACTGATAATAACGATATAAAAAATGCTATAAGCGTGTATTTAGAAGAACTAACTGACGAAGGATATTTTGTACAAGAGTATAAAATTGATGGATTTTATAATTGGCATGTTGATTCTTCATACAAAAGGGACAACACAATAAGATCTGTGTCATTTGTTTTATATTTAAACACACTCGAAAAAAATGAAGGTGGTTATACTGAATTTGCACTTGGTAAAAGTATTCAACCTGAAGCTGGTAAATTGTTAATATTTCCATCGGGTTGGGAATTTGTTCATAGAAGTGCGATTGTAACAAAGCCAGTTAGTAAATATACTATAGGAACTTGGGCGGTATAAAGATTATAAGTATATATTAGGCATGGAATCTAACGTGGTTATCACGAAAGTATTACTTCCAAGGATACGACAACTCGAAAAGGAGGTTGCAATCCTCAGGGAACAAACATGGCCATATGTTCAGGCGAAAAAGGAAGATATGGGTATGCGTGACATAATGGAACTTGTAGATTTCTTCAAAGATATGGATGAAGAGACTATATTGAAATTATTGAGATTGAAACATCAATTCTCAAGAAATCCGGGGATTTTAAGTAGGGAAGTTGATACAATTACGAGACTTCGTAATAATTTTTGTTGACGTATAGTAAATGTTACCAGCAACTAATATGGTCGATTTTGATGGAGAAGGTCCAGTTATGTCTATGGGACAGCTCAGTGCAAACCTTTCTTCTATTTGTTGTTACATAATTATCATATTCTTTTCAATGAAGAGTCCGGTCAAGACACCACCCGTACTTGCTATGTTACTATGCGCCTGCTGCTGCTCCAGCTCTTCTACTATGAAACTCATTGATGATACAATGAATCGCACTATGGGTAAAAAGGAGGAGGACGGGGATGCGGATGCGGATGCGGAGTAATTAAAAAAAGTTATCTGTTCTATAAAGATTTACATTGAATGAACCAGTTTTACCAGTCACGTTGACTGATTCATTTCCATATAACTCTTGACACCCTATGTCATCTACACAATCACGACCATCATGATTTATGGGGAGAGAATAGAGATTATCACCACCAGTGGTAGTGTAATAGTGATAACGATCACGACGACCCCTCACTTCCTTACCGTAAAGAGGGAGTGTCTCATCGCCATCACCTGTTAGAACACCCATTTGCTGCATATGCCCGGGCTTGTACTGTTTTATGGGTGGTTCTCTAAACTCGGGGCTTTGGGGAGGTCTCTCTTGACGTTGCATAAACCTCGGCATCATAGGAACACCTACTGGAACCTTAATCACTTTAGGGTTGTGATATAAATATATCACGACGGCTGCAAGCGCAACAAGAGCGAGAGTCATAAGTTGTGTCTTATTCTTGTTTTTCATATATTTAAAGCGTACAAAATAATTTAAATAAATGGAAGACATTGTAATATTTGATGACTTTTTATCGGAAAATGAAATGAAAGTGTTAGAAGAATATTTCACTGGTAATATTTGGCAATGGGGACATATGTCAGCTGATCCAAATAAAATTCAACGATGGTTTCATGCATCTTTTAATAGTAAACCATATTTTAAAGAATATTTAAGAGGAAAAATTGAAGACGTCATCGGTGTAAAATGTGATTTAGAAAGAGTTTACGCAAACGGACAAACAATACTTAACAGTGGTTCGTGGCATACCGATGCCGATTTAGATGGTTGCGTCACTGCATTATTATACATAAGTGATATTACACAATATAACGTGGATGACATACGTGGACATACAGAATTCAAGTTTGAAAATGGAGATATTAAATCAATTGAACCTATAAAAAATCGATTAGTTGTATTTGACTCACAAATTTTACATCGAGGATGTGCACCTGAAGTACCCGGATTTTTTAGAATTTCTGTAGCATGGAAATTAAAGAAAAAGTAATACTTTTAAATATGAAGGTACTCGCTATAGATATAGGGTATCATAATATGGGTCTTGTTCTTGCTGAATGTGGAAATGGTCCAAATATTGACATTGAATATGTAAAGAAAGTAAGTCTTGAAGACTACAAATACATATATTCAAATGACTTTGTTGATTTAATACCACTTTTTGTGGATGAACATAAAGATATATTTGACAAGGCTGAGAGGATTCTAATTGAAAGACAACCACCGGTTGGATTTAATAATATCGAGATACTTTTACACTACATGTTCAAAGATAAAGTGAAGTTGATTTCACCTGTGAGCATGCATACACATTTTGGTATGAGACATTTAAATTACGACGAAAGGAAAGAGAGAACTGTTAGCTTAGCTGAAAAGTTTACTGATATTGACATTCCATATGAAAGAAAGCA